CATTGGAAATGCGGCATAGGTAATTACTTCTTCTCCTTCCGATAGGTTGCTTAATATGGACACGTCTATACGGGCGACATCATGAATATCACTCATGCCGAGCGGACGGTTTTTACTCCTAAGATTCTGCAACCATACAAAGGGGATTTCTCCAATTGGATTGTCTCCTTCAAGAATCAACGTCGCTTCTGATTCCTCATTAATTTTTGCGTCTTCTACTTCCAACGGTATTTCCCATACCTCAAAATGATCAGGCCACCAGAGCCGGTATTGCACAACATCCTCATCCGAGTCATCCAGTAATTTGAGGTATGCCAAATAAGGTCGGTTGTTTTCATCCCGCTTGAATTCCCAGTCCAGTATAGCAGTTGGAAAGTATGCGGCAACATACGGATACACTCCCTGTTCCAACTGCTCCTTTTTATTTTCGAACGTTACAGACGCCTTATCTATAAGGATCCCCATGTGTCCTTCAATTGAGGCATAGCGACCCTGTTCTGTTAGGAAATTATCAAAGTCATCCCCGTATAGATTGCAGTCTTCCATGAACGCTATCCATAACTCATCTTCCTTAAGGACCGCCATATCTCGCTTTACAGGCTTCTTAAATAGGTAGAAATTAAAAAGGTCTACCACGCTCTTTGAATAACTGAATCCGTATGCCTCAGCTTTGCGTCTGGCATAGTTACTATCGCTTTCCCGTTCATTTTGCCTCAGGTATCCAAGGCGCACCAATTCCCTCGCGCCCTCATAACTCGCCATTAGAAAAAACCACTCATTTGCATTTGCTCTATACAGAATGTGTGTTTCCCTCAGATCACCGACCTTTAATAGCTCCTTTGGCATTTACCTACTCCTTAAGAAATGTTATCGTCGTCTTTGACTAAGGATTATTGCGGTATGCATCCGTCGTGCCCTCTTTTTACTACTGAAGCATTTAATTGTGCTCCCTTTTGGCTTGTCTCGTTTGCTTCCCTTTTTCCTGGGATGCCCGTGAATGACTCACCACCGGCTCCCGCGTTTTCTAATCATTTGCCGCCGACCTTTTGGAATACGTTATAAGTTGGCTTCACAGGAGTTTTTCTCCTTTGCCGCCTCTGTGGTTCCCTGCTATTAGCCGATATAGGGGCTCCCTTCTTCACATTGGACACGTCATCCATTGCTTTCGCGCTTTTCTTTTCCTCAGTTGCAATACGGACTGCCGCCTTTTTCGCTAATGACAAACGTGCAGGATCATCGATAATTACTTTACTCGTTGCTAATGTTCTGGCATCATCTTCAGCACGCCACCTTTTTTCTCTTGCCGTTAATCGTGGTTGTTCTGGAATCGCCATTTTACTACTCCTGTTCTTTAAAGATGTCAACACCATCCATATACAAGTCAAGGATATGGCCGAGTCGTTTTACTAACCCCATAATCGTTACCAGATGGTCGTCCCCGAAGAAGTAATATTGCGTTACGATTTCTTTCGGTCCGGCCGGTTCACCTTCCCCTTTTCCAAACGTGGCAACCTCTCCATTCCCGTCAACTTGTGTTATAACTGCAAAGTTGCGAATCCGCTTGTTGCGGATCGCCGCTATTAGGTCGTTTAGCACGCCTATGCTTCCGCCCTCTTCATAGAGCTGGATTACTTTTTCACTTGCCTTTACTTGCGCCATACCTTTTCCTTTGGATGGTGCTTTTTGAGTAAATGCAGAATATGCCTCTCATTACGGTCCTTAGGCACAAAGTCGTGCTCCAAATTAAAGCGCTCTGGGGCGAACACCGCAGTCACCTGTAAACTAAGGGATCTACGCATTGCCTCATAGTCGTTTACCTGATATACGCCTGCAAATTGCTTCATTTCCAATGCTTATCCCCACTTGGCACATACTTCACCACGGGATATTCCCTGTGGATGTAGTATCCAACGCTGTCTGTTAAATGAGTTAACATCTGATCGCGCTTTTTATCAATTTCTCCGGTGCCGCCTTCTATAACACGCACGCCCTCGAAATCCTTAATGGTATTGGTGCATGAGGCATCCACGGCCAGATATGTCTCATTATACATATTAAATAAACGACTGTTAACGCTATTGACACGGACACGTTCGCGGGGATTTGCCATTGGCACCTTCCAATGTAGGCGTGCTCCAAAATGGGGAGTCAAAACCTTTTTAACTAAATCCCAGTCTGATCCTTCTACTTTCGCTGATCCGCCGGCTCCACCCGTTGCATCACCGTATATATACACTTCCCCCTTGTGCTTTCCCCAGTCATGTAGTAATTTTTTGCAGACGCGGATCGTATTGCTATTGCGTGGGATAAATACCTCACCAATGACAGCGGTTGTGGTACGGCCGACAAGAGGCGTTTGATGCCTGTAGAACCGCTTCATCTCTTGGATTACAGTAGCTACTCCGGGGGATTCGTTAAAATCCATTGCAAAAACGAGTGGACGCTTGGGATCGTAGTGTTTTAGCCATCTGCCTACATTGCGGTTATCGGCAAAATTGTAATATGCCATACCAGCGAACATAACAAATGAGCCTTCAAATTCCTGCTTATAAGTTAACTCATCAAGATCGCGTTTGGCTTGTGCAATTTCTTCTGAGTCAAGGATGTCCGCGCTGAACCAATGGTAGTATCCCCATGTACCTGAGTCATCCGCTTGTGCATCTTTGGCTAAATCGTAGTAATGGTTGCGTCCTTCTGGAACGCCTATAAAATCACAACTCCCTTTTCGATCCGCTAATGCCGGTCGTACGTGCTCCCGCCACGTTTGCGCTTTCATATTGCCAATTTCGTCAAGGCATCCGTGGTCCCACGGTGTCCCTTCTATACGCTCAGGCTTGTCCATGCCTAAAACGTGTATTTCACTCCCATTTATTAAAGGTATAAAAAGGTGGGATTCACTCGGCGTGCCATAGACAAAATTGCGCGGAACCATTTTCTTCAGATCACTCCAATAAATGCGCTTTGCCTGATCACGAGTTGGTGCGGCGGCGAATACACGGCAATCGGGGTAATTACTCCCTTTCATTGCCTTTAAAACTAACTTCCTCTTCCCGCAGATTTCAGTTTTACCAGAACGGCGACCGGCTGGAACCACATTAAAACGTGCGGCGGACTGCCATAGAGCCGCTTGTATAGGGTGATAGCGCAATGGATACCACCGTTTACGAGTCAATTCTAAGGCATTTATCGCTGGATGGTTTTTAGTCATTGCCGTCCTTTGGCACAAGTAAAGGTAATTTACAAAGGTCGTACATCCAATAGTCTTCCCGGCCATCGTACTTCTGACATAACTCTGGCCTCTTTTCATAAATTTCGCAACCGCTTGCCTTTAAGTGTTGGCAGGTTTGGGGAACCATAACTGCAATCCGTGATCCCAATTTTTCATCCCTTACGAGGCATCCCCTTGTCTCATAAAACTCTGTAAATGCCTTTTTATCCGGTACATCCAGCACGAAAGTCATCCATTGACAGCATTCCTGGCATTCTACGCATATTTCCTGTTCTGGTGTCATGCGGTTGCCTCCTCTTCGCCGTTAACTGGTACACTTTCCCATAATTCATCCGTTGCCGCCTTTATCTCAGCGGCTAATTCTTCCGGCGTCTTCTTGTGCAATTCGTCAATGCTTTCCCGGCCATATTCATCCTTATGACGGCGTTCCAAGTACCATGCCGCCGCTTGCCAGACCGGTGCCTTTGTAGTCACCTTGCGACTTATGGTATGACCCTTTGGAGACGTTTCAATTCGGGTTTCTGTTACCTTATAATTGCCTTTGGCTACTTTACGGATGATACGCAATGCCTCGCGCTCGTGATCTGCCTGGATTGTTTTGATTTGCTTACGGAATGTTGCATGGATTGGATACGCGTCTGGGTCCCTACCTTTAATCATCCAGTCGCGATAAGTTTTACGATTTATACCGGCAAGCTCAGTGGCACGAGTTATTGGTAATCGTGCGCGAAGTGCTTCGTATATCAGATTGCGTATTTTTCTATTAAACTTTGACGCGGGAGGTATTCGACGCCTAATGATTGTGCGCCTTTGTCTCATTTGCTTTAAACCATTTCCATTACCCTCGGTTAAAGTTAACTGCTAAATTTGGAGCACTATATAATAAGCGCTATATATGGCGCAAGGACTTTCTGCTTGTGCTTCCCGTATTTGCCAGTATTCGCCCGACTTTGTTATGCCAGACCCCTTTTTAGTGTTACATTTGGGGTGTTGCCAAGTCACCGGCGTTCGGGGATTCAGCGATGGTGGCGTCCCGCGCTATCGTACGTTATACGGGGATATAGCGAGGTTGCTTGTAGATCGCCTATTTCCGGGCGTAGAATCGGTGTACCTGTAGACCCCTATGGATAGGGGATACCTATTCCCGGCTAAGTACCTGTAATCATTACACATTACATGGCGCTATGGGCGATAGCGCTAAGTCCCCTATATCCGGGCATCTACAGGCGTTGATGGGTGTCCTTAAATCCCCTGTAATCCCTTGCTGTTGCTGGACGGTTTCCCACGTAGATCCCTATGGATAGGGG